AAATAATCGAGCCCAATCATTGTGTCGGTTGGAACTGCTGGATCGAGTAAGTCCACTTCTAGCTCGTCAATGCGGATGGTGGTTTCCTGACGGGTTGCTACATATTCGCGGGCGATGTTTTCCACAATGGCATCGGTTTCTGCCACAAGGTCAGTCTGTGAAATGCTGTGTGGGAAATACTTATTGACCGAATCTGTGTTGGTGACTGTGACTGGAGTACCGCCAACACGACCAAAGGTTGCTGTGTTAATGATGAGCTTATCGTCAAAGGCGTATTTGACGTTCTTGTATGGAATACCGCCTGTCTGGTTGAACGCGGTTGGCGTGGCAGCTAGAGAAGCCATGACCTGCGCTCTGGACTTAAATACAGCCGTTCCAGAGCCATCCATATAAAAAGCCCCAGTCTCGCTAAATTCTGCGTTCTTGATGGCTGCAAGGCTTGTGCGTGTCGTTGCTGGGTCTGCTATGCAAGTGTTGGAACCTGTGGCAATAGTACGCATTGAGGATGGGAATGAGACTTGGTCGAGTATCTTGCCAATGCGTGTGCCTGTGTCCTGTCCTGCTGGCGTTGTGGCAATGGTCGCCACGTTAGCCATGTTGAATAGACGGAAGGCATCTTGGCAGACAATATCCACATAACCTGTGTCCTGATTGACTGGATAGGTGTAATTGTATGAAATGACATAACCTGAAAATAAATATTTTTGAGTAGTGGCAGTTGTAGCTGAGACACGCACCTTACGCAATGGAACAAGTTTGCCGTAGTAAGGGCTGGATGTGTTTTGTGGGTTGAAATAGGACAACGGATCGAGGACACGAACTGTGCATTGCCCTGCTTCGTATTGGTCGCGCTGGATGTTGCGACCCCTGCTAATCCAGATTTGATAGACGTTAGGAGTTAAATCAACTGTTGGTTCTGGTGAGGTTGAGTCGCCCAGCGTGTTAGTTCCCAAGACTCCGTACTTAGGGTCGCCAATGACGAATCCGTTGTAACCAAAGGTTGCACCATTGGAGAAGTCAAAGGAAACCGCTATCTGGGCTGGTAATGCCATTAGCCAAACATTCCTGAGATTCTACCGATTTGGCTAGGTGATCCAGAAAGGCTTGAAAGCTGTGTGCCAGCCAAAACCTTGTCAATCAGTTCTTGTTCGCGGATGATGTTGCCCTGAACTGTAATGTTATTAACAACCGCTGGGGCGGAACCACCTGCCTGTCCAAATGGAGTTCCTATGCTGTCCACAAAGGAACCTGCCTGACCGAAAGGAGTGCCAACGTTGGTTGATGGAACATTAGTATTAACAACCGCGTTACCTGATGCAGCGGCGGCTGCTTGAGTGCCTAATGGTGCTGCGCCTACACCCAGAACAATGCTGCGAGCCTTTGCAGCCAACATATCTAAATAGGCTTCCCAAGATGCAAAAGGATTTTTAGCTGCTGGAAGGTCTGCCAAGAATCGAGCCAACTGCTCGCCAAGTCCTTGAGCCTTAGCCAATTCATAAGTGAGTTTCTTGGCTTGATCCTCATTGCCAGTTAATAAAGCAAATTGAAGTTCAAGACGCTTTCTTTCCTCTGCTGAAATGTTGCCTTTAAGAGCTGCAATTATTTGGATTTGTTCCAAGTCAAATAAAGTGCCAGCCTTCTTGAGTGCTGCTTGTTTCTTTTGTTCAGCGGTTAATTTCTTGTTGCTGGCTATCAAAGCCGCATTTTGTTTGGCTCGATCTTTTTCAATTTGTGCTAGAACTTTTTTATATTTGTCTAATACGTTTTCAGGCTTTTGATTTGGCTTTTCTGGAGTAGCAACCGCGTAAGGATTGAACTTACTTAATAGACCATTCTTGCCAGTAATGTTGAATAAACCTGCAATGGCTTCCTTGCCTTTGCCTATAAGTTCAATGGCTGTACCAATTTTGTCTAAAGTCGCAGCTAGTAGGTTAAGGCGCCCACCATTTTCGCCATCACCGAATGAAGCCAATGTGAGCAAAGTGCCGCCAACTTTTTCTTGGAAGTTGCCCCATGCAAGGCTGAGAACTCCTACTTGTCCAGAATAGGTTGATAAATAGGCAACACTTGAACCTGTGAACTGGTCGTTCATAATCTTTTGAATATCAGTAAATGAGGCTGCTTTTAGAGCTGCTGCATCCAAACCAAGATAATACTTTTTGAGTCCTTTAGTATTGCCCACATAGGCTTGAGCAAGGTCATTGCTAACTGTGGCTAAATCCTCGCCTGAACCACGACTTACCTCGATGGCTGTGTTAAGAATAGATTGAGTTTTGGCTAATGATCCAGTTGTGCTTAATAGAGCTTGAAATGCTGGTCGCAGTTCATCATCAGCTATTTTGGCGGTTTGTTCAAGGTTGTTTATGTAATCTGCCACATAAGGGTTGGCAAACTCCATGCCAAGATTTTTGACTGCCAAAGCCAGTTTGGTAGCAGCCTTTTCATCGTCTAGGAATGCCTTTAATGAGGTTTTGCCAAAATCTGCAACCGCTACTGCTGAAAGACTTAAACCTAAGACTTTGAGTGACTTGTTAAGTTTGGCGGCAGCGGTCTCGGCTTTCTTGAAACCTCGCGTGTCAGCGGATGAGGCAATTTTAATTTCCTCGCGAATGACTGCCATTATGCCGCCTTCCTAATACTGTCGTTCATTCTTTTTCTAAATTCTGTGACTGCTACGTCAATGGCTTTATTGACTGCGCCTTCTGCTTTACCCTTATTGTTTGCCCAAGCGCGATAAATCAAGCGACCGCGACCCTTGAGACTGCCCACCAATGGTGGCAAGTTTTTAATAAACTGCTCTCCAGCTTTAGGATTATTGGAATGGCTGTACCGATTACCCGCGCTTCCCTTGCGACCAACCCATTGTTGTCCGTTAGGGTTTGCCCGACCAGCGCCCTCATAGATAGAACCTACTCGGCTGTTGTTCTGCACACTTGCCATTGAGCTGAAACCATTGCTATTTATCTTGCTTGGCGTAGATGAATAACGAATGCCAGCCTTAATGGTTGATGCGTTATACATCGGAAATGAGCTTTCGCTAAAAGCTCTGGCTTGCCAACCCGACATTGGTGAAACGGCAGGTGCATAACCTTTAGCTTCACGAACAACTGGGCGCAAGGCATCGCCTATTTCTTTTTTCAATGACTTTTCAAGGTCTGGCGTAAATCGCCGCATGGCTTTGCGTAGGTCAGCGTTTCCGCGAATTTCTAATCGAATCACGCTGCTCCTTTGCTATGTCCTTCAATACCTGTATATGAGCCTTGAAAGCCATCGGAGAAAGTCCCACGATGCTTTCGAAAGAGACTCCATACTCGTAACTTAATCTAGTTGCGAGATAGGTGAGGGAGTCTCGATCTAGCCTAAAGGGTCGGACTCAAGTACCTCAACACTTCTTAGCGTTGCGATAAAGTCCTCGCCAAAAGGCTTGACAGTCTCACCCGAACGTCTAATTGCATCCCAGCAAAGCCAGTAGATATCAGATTGCTTAGAATCCTCAATCAACGCTTTGTGGAATCCTTTTTTGGCATATTGCTCAAAGGAATACTCAAGGAGCGGAGTTATTTCATACTCCTGCACCTGTCCGTCAGCCCTTGTTATTTTGAGTTTAGCCATAGCCCTTTTCTCCTTACTACGCTGTTGTTACAGCGATTGTACCAGAGACGTTCCAAGTAACTGATTGAGTTGAAAGGTCTCCAACTGCGCCGTTAATTGGTGTGGTGTTGTTGATAAGGCAGGTCATTGTGTAAAGCGGGTTTGATGCTGATGTTGCAGCACTTGTTTGCTTTACTGTAACTGTGACGTTATTGCCCCATTGGGTGTTAAGTGTTTGAAGTGTCTTGCTTGTTGCATCGTCATTAAAAAAGTCAATAGTGATGGATGATGCTTCCAAACCCTTAACGTATCGGTGTCCCCCATCCCCCATGCTGGTGATTTCCAGTTCGTCAAAGGAGCGGTTGATTGTTACGGATGAAACAAGGCTGGAGAGGTCTACCGCATTAACAGTAAGAACAACCCCGTTGCTTAAATATGTTGACACGGCTTATTCCTCATCTTTCTTTTGTTTTGGTTCTGGCTTTGAAGCAACCTGACCGATTTTTGTCAGGAAGGCTGCATTTTCTTTTTCCCATTGCGCTAAATCGGTCATGATTTAACTCCATTCCGTGAGTGTGCTGATCTGCACGTTACAGGTCAGCAAGTCTCCTGTGGGAAGGTTCAACACAGCAGGTGCGCTTACAGTTCCCACATTAAAGACAATGCTAGATGCTTCGAGCAGTTGAAATACTCGAACAATGTCATCCTCAATGCCAGCAAGATTTCCTTGATTATCAAGCAATGGCACAAGAATTGAAATAGTGAAATTAGCCAATGGAGCTACAGACAAATAGTCGTTGTTTGTCGGAGTTATGTATGGATCAGCAGGGCTGACAATAACGCTGTTGGCAATAGGCGTAGCAGGTGGGAAACTAAACACCGACCATTTTGTGTTATCGGTAAGAGCTGCGGCAATGCTAGAGCGTAGGGTGGTTATTGCTGGCATTAGCCCACCATTGAATTAGGCGCGATGTAAGGGGATATGAGCCCCCTGATTCTTGCCAAAAGTTGGTTTGACATGGTGTATGGGCTTGGGCTGAATCCGTCAATAGATACGCCTTGTCCTGTTGGTGCTTGGCGAGCCTGATAGATAGCAACCGAAATCATGAGGCTTGCTTCTTGAATAGCTGCAATGGTTGTGTAGTCGGTATAGGTATCGGCTGCAACTGTGCCATAAGGGTTGATTGGATGGCGTGTCGCGTTGCTTACATGATCCGTTGTAACTGTGATGCTGTAATCGCCTACGCCTGTGATGGTTTTGTTGCCGTTGTAATGTGAGCCACAGCCTGTGATATTCACAGTCTGCCCGACATAAAAGGTGTCTAAAACATAGTCATTAAAATAAAGAGTGCCAACAGTTCCCTGATTGGCGTGAGCCACTACTGGGGTCGTATTAGTCCATAGAAAAGGCAACAACACATTGTCGGCAGCATCGCAGACTTCTTGCAGCACAGAGTCGGTATAGAGTGAACCAATACCAAGTGCTGTGCGAAGTTCTGCAACTGTTGTGATTGACATTATTGACCTTTCTAAAGACTAGGGGGACTGCAAGGGCTCTGGCAGCCCCCCTAGCGACTTAGGGCTTACCTATCAGGTAAGGTTGAACTTACGAACGCCCTTACCCGACTTAGCAAGGTAGATAGCGAGGTATCCGTAGAGGTTAATCTCTACTTCACCTGATGTAAGTACGTTCACACGAAGTTGTGTGGTTGGTGACTCCCAGACATAAACGCTGGATGGTGCTACCAAGAATGCAGAGTTATCAACAACGCCAGATGCAGCGATGTTGTGATCCACAATAAGATCAGTTCCAAGAACGTTGCCACGAACTGATGAAGCAACTGCTGAACCTGATGCATTTGTGGTTGAACCCTGTGCAGAGTAAAGAGCGCGACCAGTTGAGTCTGCGTATCCTGCGATAGCAGCCCATTGGTCTGTTGATGCAACTAGCTTGTTAGCAAAGTCTCCGCCAGTTCCCTTGTATGCGGCTGCGCCTTCTACAGAGATGAATGACTGAAGTCCTGCTGCTGTTGCTGCTGTTGTTGCAGCGGTTGTACCTGATGCAATGAACTCATTGAGAAGTGCTGTATCTGTTGCCTTCTCATAAGCCTTGCGAAGTTCTGCCATGAGCAATTCCATGAATGCAGGTGATGAGCGGTCAATAAGTTCGAATGAAACGCGGTTCAATCCTGAGAACTTGTTGATTGAAACTGTGTCATAGCTTGAAGTCATGCCAGTTTCTGATGGTGCTGCACCTTCGTCTGTGTCAGCAACTGTTGGAGCAACGTTTGGTGTTCCAGCGTTGGTGTAGAGACGTGGGACTGTAAATGACATTCCTGAATCTACTAATGCTGCGCGTGTTGCTGCTTCAAATGCTGGGCGACCTGTGAAGGTGTCAGTAATGAAGTTGTTGAGGTGCTGTGGGAGTGTGAGTCCTG